TTTTTAACAAATTCCATACCTTCAATAACAGCATGTTCAAGTGCTTTATGTCTACAAAAATCTTCAATAGTATCCAAAAAGCCTTGATGATGGTCACTATTTAATTCTGGTATTTTTTGTAGAGTACATGCGCTCTTTAGTTGAATTTCTTCAATTGTTGGCAAAGTTGAATATTTATTTGCATATTCAAGAATATAATCAACTGCTTTTGAATGCTTACCTTGAAAATATTCAGGTTTAAGTATATTTTGACACCTTACAAAAATATCAGCATCAGTAATAATAACATTCAAAACTAATTGCTGAAAATCTACACCATAATCATGCACATCAAAAGACATCTAAACCTCTCTAAAACCATTGATTCATCTTAACCTTAATACTAAATTCATCGTCGAATATACTTCTCGTAATTAAGTACATTACAAACAATCTTCCATATTTACGAGTTGCTTCTTCGATGTCATGAATTGTGTATTCATCATATTCCGGAAACGAAACAGAATAACCAAGTTCAATTGCTTGTTGTACCATTTGTTTTCCATTTTTATCCCTATCAGGGACAACTACAATTTTCTTCCCGGAATTATTCAAAGCTTTTATATGTTCAGGTTTAAATTGGAAGTTACAAACAGCAACACCACCAATCAAACCAGCATCTATTGGGCCTTCTGTTACATATACAGTATCAATGGTTTTATCAGAAAGAATATCATAATTATATAATAAATTGCTAGGATATTGATTTAGGTACTTCATTGTATCAGAATCAAATCTACTTCTTGCAGTATAACCTACAATTTTGCCGTTCATATAAAACGGCAATATAAAACGGTTCTTTAAATTATTTTCGGAACTATTACACCAATATATATCAAAAACGTCAAGTAAACATTCGTTTCTTTTATACAAATATTCAATAACATTAATAAATGCTGGTGTTAATTTTTCATCATTAACTACGTCAGTAATTAACCTTGAACCACTAGGCAAATCACGTGGTATAAATTTAATTTGTTCTTTTTTTATTTCTTGTGGTGCTGTACTTTTTAATTTTTTTATTTCTAAAATTAAATTTAGAATATCTTCATTGTCTGCATGTAAATCACGCATTAAATCAAGTAGCGTATTGCTTGCATCAAATCCTGGTGCATAAAATGCCTTTGCTCCACAATTAAAACAATGATACGCAACTGATCCATCAACACTAAAACGAAAAGCACCACGTCTTCTTGTATCATTACGCGGTTGCCCATGTCTAGTACAACTTTGACAATTCAGATTAATCCATTTATCATAAATTAAAGGAACAGCTAGAAAATTAGCAAACCACGTTTGTACATTGTTCATTAAAATTGTGCCCTTTAAATTCGTATGCTCTAATTTAACTTAAAAGACGTTGAACCTTAGATAATTAAAAGCGAACTATTGCTCGATTAAGAGTTCCAGTATCAACTGTTTTCATAGTAGTACTTATTTGTTGGTATTTTGCAATTCGTACATACGAAAATTTTCCGTCAATCACTAGTGCATCAGTACCAGTAAAATTATCATATGTGAATATAGTATTACCTTGAGTGTCTGGTATATTAAACCATCTACTATATGATTGATCATCAGGTGGTATTGACTCAATAGTACCTTGAACAACAACTGAACCACTAAAATTATTCATATACAAAACAATAGTACCCTGATTTGAATCAGTACTACCTCTTGTATTACCAACTACTACATCAGAAATAAAAACATTCCAATTTTTTGATAGAGAATTAATTTCAGATCCAACAATATCAGAATTTAAGTACTTATATTCAGTATACTGTTTCCATGTGGTACACACAGTTGATGGTTTCATAAACTCAGTATAAAATGGCTTAACGTGAAATTCACCTTGCGGCACAGAATTTAATGCACTGTAAAAATATTGGATTTCTTGTGTGGTAGTATCATATGAATTAATTACCCATTTATAACTATTTGAAATTTCAACTGACATTAAATCGCTTACTGTTATGTCAGTACTAAATATAGTTCTTACAAAATTATTTGATTTTACAGTTGGTAATGATCCGTCAGCATTTAGAGCACTAGTACTATCAACATTGAGCATCTTACGGAATAAAACCTCTCCTTCATTACTAAATACAACCAATTCATAAACTGATGTTGCTGAATATGATAGAGGTTTATTGTCAGCATTCATTAGAGTAAATTTAATAGGATTAAGTGCCCCTTTAAATACTTCAATTGTATTATTTTGAAATTGCATGTTATTAGTTCCCTCTATGCCTAGATAGATATTAACAACCCGGTGAGGGCTGTATGAATACAAATTAATTGATTGCATAATCACATCACTATAAATATTTTAGATATAAATTATTTAGGCGAAGATTGAGGCTAAAATGAGCAATAAGAATGATTTTATTAATTCACTGCCATTTGTTTCAGTATGCTCAGTTTATGGTAATGATTATGTGGGGATTTTAAATATTAAAGGGAAAAATCTTACATCAATATTTGTATTTGAGCTACTAAACAATAATGAAGAATTATTTGAAATATTAAATTTAGGGGAAATTTGGTGGTGGGAATGTAATAGGAATATTCCTATTAGTGTCTTTATGCACGAAAAAATGGAAAAATTTGAACAATGCAAAAAATCATTCCCTACCAAGGAAGTGCAGATTTATGGGCCAGTTGTATCTATTACAAATATCCCAACTAAACGAATAAAACGAAATACCACTATCCTAAAACGGAAGCCATAATTTCAGTTAATTTATTAAGTTGAGCAACTATGGCATATGCATAAGCAATCGCATGTGGTTTCTTTAAGTATGCCTTATCATTTTGTGGTTTAATCCAAATTTCAGATTTAACCTTATCCCAAGATGTTGCAGTAATTAAATGATACTTTGCTGGACGTATCATAGCTATCAACATTGCTAATTCTTCAATTGAAGACGGCTTCCACTGCAAAACAATACCAACCTGATTACTTAATTGGAAAAGATTACCAACAATTTCAGGATCATGTAATAATTCCCAAATAGGCTCAGCTTCAATTAATCTTTGTAGTTCAGCTCTATCATCTATATCATCATAAACATGCACATTCAGAAAATCAATTTTCTGAAATCCACTTGTATTAGCTGTTTTGTAATCAATCGTACAAATACCAGTTAATGGATCATTTGGTACTTCATGAAAATATACACCGTTTTTATGTTTAATCATTTCGGAATCGTTAATACGTTCTAATGCTGCTATACTTCTAAAATGTTTAAGAATCTCGTCCCGATTCTTAACATCTATATCAATATCAGAGGTCCCAACCTGTATTTTCGTCACGTGTCTGTACCCTTGATTTATTTGATTCGAGTTTTTGTACTTTAGACGTTAATTGTCTAATAACCATTCTATTAGTTTGAACTTCAGATTCTAAATTCTTTAATCTATTGGTTAATTCAGTCATTGCAGTTTGGACTGCTAATCTATCAAGATTATTTAATTCAGGATTTGAATAATCCTTTTTTGGTTTATTAGGATCTGGCGTGTATGCATATATTTGATCTTTCATATACCGAATTCCTTACATAAGTCTTGTAATCTAATAAATTCTTCTTTTGATCTATGCTGTTTTATTTTCCATATAGCAGGATCAATAAATTCATATATTTCCATAAATTCACTATCAGATAACCTATTAAGTATTTCTTCATAAGTTGAACTACAATAGATAAACCATGGTGATATATCCCCATTGCAAACTAGTTGGATAAAGCGAGCACTCGACGCATTATAAAAAAATGTTTTCCAATCATTGCCAGTATATTCAGACCACTTAGTAATAGTAAGAATTGATCGTTCAACTGCGGTGGTTGCATTTTCAGATTTCAAATACTGGATTATCCATTTCTTTCGTTCTTGATTAGTAGTCCATATATCAATTGATAATCCAGTACTAAGGGCATTATCAATAAACCGAAGAGGCTCAATTAATTTGGTTTCCAATGAATACGCTGCAAATTTATAAAATGCTTCAAATTCATGCGATTCAAGAAACACTTCCATAGGAATAGAATCCTTTCCTACTTTTAATTGCATCCTTTCTCGAAATCTAGACCACATTTCAAATGCAAGAAGTGTTTCTCTAGTATTCTTATTTAAATATCGCTCTTTCTTTTTACACATATGAGTTATTAATGTCTTTTCTTTTGCGAAATTAGCGTTGCAATATGGACATTTAACTTTATGTGTTTCTTCCTTGACTGTATAAGTGGGACAAACATGTTTCAAGAACATATTTTCATGTAATGTTGTAAATCCGCAAGTTTCGCATCTGTATTGTTTCTGACACGTAAGCTGATGTTTATCTAGAGCTAGTCTAGATTTATACTCTTTCTTGCAGTTATTGCATACAAAGATTTGTTTTACTTTCATTTGGTTTCTTCTTTCCATGCTTTTACTAATTTTTTTAGTTCAGCATCTTGGATACCACATGATTTTACAATTTTTTCAAACTCGTCAACATTTGTATTTGATTTAATAATATCAATTTCTTGATCATTTAAATTTTGATTAAATGATCTCAAAAAATCATTAATTACGCTTTTCTTTTTGTTTGTTTTTAAAAAAGGAACCCAATTATGTCTAGTTCCTTTTGTACCTGAACTTAACGTGTTTGACAAACAAAATAATTTATGTAGTAATCCTGGATGTTTAGATAGACTCCAATAATCAACATTAACAAATTCATTTACATTTCGTAAAAAATCAATATGTGAATTATTCTGGGTTGAACTCATCCATTTCATAATTGTATAAGGTTGGTATAACTTTTTTTCGTCATCAGTTAACTGATTATAATAGTCATAATTACTAGAACCTATATTTGGTAATACATCAGTAAATAAATCCAATTTTGCTTTTTCTGATTTTTGCGTTTTTTCGTTTTCTGGATCATCTAAGTTAACTTCATAATTACCAAATAGTTCGTTCATTTTATATACCTAAGTTAAAGTCTGGAAATTTATCTATTTCATCTGCAAAGAAACAACATAATGGCTCTTTTGTATAAGTTAATGGAACAGCGAGCATATTATGTTTACTCAAGCAAGGAGTAACCCAACGCAAATTAATAGTACAAATATTTTTAACACATACAGGCATGAAGTGTGGATAACGAGAAACATATGGATTATATACGAATGCATGAGGATCTTTAAGAGAGATTAAATCTTCAATGCTAGATACTTCCATCATCCCAGTATTTTCATCACCCAGTAATATCTGCCAATTTAGAGGCATCTGTATAGTATACTCTCCAACAGTAAGAACAGCTACTAATGCGCTAAATGACATAGTACTTAAAATGTTATGAAAAAAATAATCAGTATCAGAAATATCTGACAAATCTAATGCACAATATTGCTCGTCTGGTATAAAAGAATTTACAGCGTTCATTTCAAACGCTGCATTGTTAGGTGTAAGAATTAGCATTGAATCCCCTTTTTGGTAGTCTATTCTTTAGTATAACTTATTCTTCTTCAAAATCTGATTCTTCGAAATCTTCATCTTCTAATTCTTCTTCATCGTCTGATTTAACATCAATTCCATATAAACCACATAATGTAATCATTCGTTGAGGATTTGAATCATCTTCATAAGCATCATAATTTGAATCAGTACCGAGTACTTCAATTGATGTTTCATCAGATAGTACATGTATAATATCAATTTCACAGTTTTGTTTAGCTAAATCTTCTTGAAGTTCAATAATATTCAACCACCCATTTTGCACAAAATCAACTGTATAATACAATGCATCTGAACCGTCAATATCAAATTCAGTACTTGATGATATGCTAGAAATAGAATCTGTTAATCCATCTCTAGCTAGTTTCTGGACTTTTTGTAGTTCAGTATTAGATCCATAAAAAATAATAATAGCAGTCATTAGTTTTCCCAATCATTTATTTTTGTTATTTCGTGTGGGTATTCAGCTTCAGTGTAGTACTTAATACGTTCACGCATATGTTTTGCTGAATATTTATTTGTTCCGCAAATATCATATATTTCAACTGAATCTTTATCTTTTGCTAAACGCAACCCACGGCCAATTGATTGTATTACTTTCACAAATGATTTTCCTGCTTCAACTAGAACAACATTAAAAATACGATTGATACTTATACCAGTACTACAAACACCGTATGTTGCTACTAATATTTTATTAGTACTGCCATCAATACTATCATATTGTTCTTTTCTTTTATTTTTTACAGTGCTACCACTAATAAACATTTCTTTTGGTAAACCCAAATAATCGCGAATAAGTTCACCAGTTTCGATATTGTTTACTAGAACTAAAGTGTTTCCAGTATTACTAATAGCTTCAATAGTATTAGCAATATATTTCACTCGTTCAGGATTAGTCACAAGCCATTTCATTTCATCAGCATATGCACCAAACTTTAATTTATTAACTAATTGATGTATATGGATGTTACATTTTGATAGAACCCCTAAATCTTGCAATTCTGAAGCTTTTACTTTATGAACAACTTCACCTATATTACAACGGATTTGTAATTCCTCAATCTCATCTTTTGGAATAGTACCAGTCATACCCCATCGTAATGGAATATCAGCCATAGCTCCCATACCTAAAAACTGCTTCAATTCTGGGCCTTTTATCGTGTGTGCTTCATCACACATAACACAAACAACATCACGAGTAAACTCTTCAACATCAACATCAGTAATGTTTAATTTATCGTTCTTTTCTCTACGCCATAATGCAACTAATGATTGCCATGTACAAATTGTATGTTTGTGATTTAGTTCTTTTCTTTCACCAAAATAAACACCAACATCTAACCCAACTAGCAAATAGTCAGCTTCAGTTTGTGTTACTAGATCTTTTGATGGAACAATAATTATACTTCTACCATACTTTTCTACACATTTTGACAATGCAGCAGTAATAAGAGTCTTACCACCACCAGTACTAATTACTTCAGTTGCATGTCGATTTTTTAAATACGCATTAATTGATGTTACTTGATGCGGTCTTAGTATTACTGGTTCATCTTCTTTAAAATGCCCCTTAGGGAATTTTACATAACTAAAGAAATTATCATCAATTTCATCAAATACAAAATCTTGTTTGTATTTTCTATTATCAATTAAATCAATTTCATACTTATGTTCATCTATAATAGGAATAATTTTATCAAGTAGATGGAAGTATGTACTTCCACCCATATTCATAAAAGAGATTTTACCATCCCAACGACCCAATTTACCAGCTGGTGTGTGTCTAGCATATGGTACATAATACTCACATGCTTTAATCATCTTAGCTCTAGCTTTAGGTTCAATATTTTCAATCTTAACTTGAACTTCATTTAATAGAGTTAAAGTGCAGGTCTTAGGTTGCATGTAGGACTTCCTTTACAGCTTCATGTAATGATGCATCATATGATTTATTAGTAGGATTTAACATATCCATATTACTAATACACCAATTTAAGTAATCACGTGGTAAATCTTTAATTAAAGATCCTTTATGCTTACCGTATAACCAATGAGTTGGCTTTTCAGTAGTGTTAAGAATTTTAATTACTTGAGGCCCAATATCTTCTGATGGATCAATCATTTGCATTTCAATTGCAGAGCTAACTAGATATTCAAGAACCTTAGCATCCATGTAAATATCACTGTCAGCTCTATGTGGGATAATTTCACGAGTACAATCCTCGTTTAATTCAAAAAAGAACCACAAAAACCCTAGTCGGTAATTAGGCAAGGCATAATCATTTTTGAAAATCTTTTTAGCTAATTCATATGTGCAAATCCAATTACTGCTAAGTTGAAATTCATTATGGATTTCAACATCACGACGTTTGAAATTTTCAATAATTGCAGTTCTATCATAAATTGCATTATGAGCAACATAATATCGATTTTTATTAATAAAAGAACCAAAATCATGTTGGTATAATGCAGTAGTGAAATCTGGTTTGTCCTTTACATCCGCGTTAGTAATAAAATGCTTTTCAGCTGAAGCAGCAGGAATTGGTATACCTGGATAATAACGATGGTTAGTAGTCACCCAATCATCATTAATTAGATTACCCCAAGCTAGTTCAATAATCTCACATGTTTCTGGATCCTGTGATGTACTTTCAACATCAATAACACCACATTGTAATAAAAATTCTTGTAATTTAGAATGTTGCATCTTCTAGCCCCGCTGTTCTTAATTTAGTAATATGCCCTAACATAAAACTTTTTTGCTCTAATGCTTTAGTTATACCTAGATATTGATTTCGTACATACGCTACTTCGTTAATTAAATCACATAAATCAACTACTTCTTTTTCACCATCAACATATTTCATCGCATCAGATGATGACAATGCTTTATTGTATGCTTCTAGGAATTTTTTAAATTTGGCTGAACGTAATGCTTTTAATTTATTATTGAGCATTTCAAGAACTGATTCAATTTCTTGATACTGTCTAAAACGCAATTCAACAATACCAGGTAGCTCAGTTGCATTCTTTTCGATATGCCCATTAAATTTAATTTCTTTGCGTGCATCTATTAATTCATTTTCAAAAAAAGCAACAAAATCAACAATTTTAGTGGGATCAGAACTAATGACTGTATGCCATGCCATAAGTATCTCCTATAGAAATAAAAATGGCGATTACTCGCCATCATTCATATCTTGTGGTGTTTCATCCACAATTGCTTCTTCATATTTTTTAACAGCAGGATGATTCGCATATTGTTCCATAATACGATCTAAAATGCCATCATCGTTTCTGGAATATGCTTTTTCAAACTTAATAGTACTTTCACCAGTTTCAGTATCAATATATTCCCAGCGATTTCCATTCTTAGTAAGAACGTTAGCTTTTTGAAACATATCAAATAAACCACTATATGGATTCATACCATTATCGTAAGGAATCTTGATTTCAATTTTTTGGAATGGTTTAGCATAACGAGTCTTGTCAACTGTGCATTTAGCTCTAATACCAGTAGCACTTGAAATTTTATTACCGTCTTCATCTTCTTTTAAAAGAAGTTTTTGCATTGTAATAAGAATACTACTAGCATAGATAAACCCTGAACCGCCACTAGTAATAAGAGGCGTACTTAATGCAGCAATTGCATCTTGGTTAGCGTATGCATGATTAGTAGCAGCAAAGCCAATAGGATCCATTGCAATTGATGATACCATCTGTGTAACCATAGCTTTAAGCTGTTTAGCTTTTAACCCCATATCGCCGCGCATATCACCATTTTTAACTTTTTCAGCAGCACCGTTAGTTTCAAGCATACCTAAACTATCAATAACCCATAGAACCTTAGGACGTTCTTCATATGGCTTTTCATCATGCTCTGCTTTATATCCTTTAATAAATTCAAAGAATACTTTTGATACATCATCAATAATTGACATATTAAATTTCATCATATGCTCAGGATCAGTTTTTACGCCTAGTGCTTGTAGCCAAGCATCATCTAAGGCGTTTTCAGTGTCAACTGCAAAGACATATATTCCCTGTGCTTGAGCATCTTTAATGATATTACCAGATACTAAAAAACTTTTACCAGCGCCCGATGCACCACTGAATACTGAAACTTTACCAAGTGGAATACCACCATCTTTAAATTTTGAACTAATACAATAATTCAATGCGTAACAACCAGTGCTAATCCAAGTGTCAGGATCGCGAAAACCAACACTCATACCAGGAACTGATTTAGTAACACCTTTTACAAATTTAGAAACATCAAATGGCTTCATATATTATTCCTCACATTAAAAAAGGCGCAAAAGCGCCTTTTTGTCTAAACAAATTATTGAGCGTTTGTGTTACCACGAGCGCGGATTTTTGCTAATAAATCAGCAGTACTCAAATTAGCAGCTGGAGCTTCTGCTTGTGGTACAGGAGTACTTACTACTGGTTGAGTTACAGTTTCTTGATTAACTTTTGACAACGCAGCTAATGCTTGAGCTTGTTGTTCAGCTGTTAAAGAAGGAGACTCACTAGGTTTAGAATGTGAATTACCGTTTGAACTTGGTGCAGGTACACCAGCTGGTCGATAATATTGTGCCCAACGTTCTGGATCATATTGTTCACCATCAATTGATGCTTCAAACATTTCTTTAATTGCATTAAGTTCTTCAGCAGTTGGTTGTTTTGGCATAAATTCTGATAAATCAAACAAGCCAAATTTTTCAATTGCTTCTAGTTCTTGCGCATTTAGGGCGCGTTCACTGAATTTATAAGCACTCTTATTGTATTCAGCAAAACCACCACCATTTTTAGTCTTCATGATATTAAAATCACGACCATGTACATAGTCAACTGGAAGATGTTCAACTTCATCGTTTACATAGATTTGATAAACTAAGTCAAAAATTTCTTTGTTAACAATAACACGACGAATTGGATTTTCAGGTGCCATATCATCCTGTACTATGTTTTCACTACCAGGAGCAATAAAACATTGCATAATCCAAGATTTTTTAGGCCAGTATTTAGATGCGATATCTTTCATAGTCTGGTCATTCCAATCCCAAGTACGTAGTTCAGCTAATACAGGGCATGAATTTACAGGACCCCACATTTCGTTACATGGTACAGTAATACGGACTGGTTTTTGCTCACCACCTTTAATACCACTAAAGGTTAGGTTAATCATACGACGTTCTTTCCAAGGATAATCTGCATTTTGGTTACCATCTGGTAGAAAACGTAAGCCAAAAGCTGTGTTTTCTGGGATGTTCCAATGTGCTAGAAAAGCGTCTGGTTTCTTTTCAAAACCACCCTGAGGATTCTTTTTACGTTCTTCAGCAGCTTTAGCACGAGCACGGATTTCTTGTAGAGATAATGCCATAATGGTATTTCCTTATATTGGGCTTATATTTTAAGGGCTTAGAATAATTTGGCTTAAAATTAAGAGATTATAGTTTAGGGTTTGTTGTAAGCATTGCTGCTTACGAATTAAATATAACGCCTTTCGTAAAAACAACTGATATTAGAGTATGATATTGTTTTTACTTGAATCGTTATTCATTTGACATGATTTATATGTATTTAAAATAAACTTAGCTTCTTGTGGAGATAAATTATCTCTAGTACTTAAATCATGTAACGCAATATTTAGTGTTTCGTTATCAGTACTATCACTCATATCTAACGCTAAATTCTTATAAGAATCAATTCCGTTTTGTTGTGGTAACATCACTGGTTTTACAAATAGAACTAATCCTTTAGTAAGGTGTTGTGCAATTTTCTTTGCTTCATTTTCAGCAATTTTTGCGCTCATCAAAACTGAGGTACTTAGACTTTCATTTAATTTATTTTCACGATAATTAAATGTAGCATACGTTCTGTATGATTCTAATACCTCAGCTGATTCAGTTAACCCACTTAAACCTTTTAGATTCTGAGAGTATTTTTCAAGAACATAACTAGGCACCCGAACTTCAGAATTGTATTTTTCAGAAATTCGTTTATATCCTCTAGGGCGTTGCATTTTTTGCAATTCTTCTTTAAGTTCAGATATATATCTATTAGTGCCATTTTTAATCATAGAATTTGTACATTCAGATAAAGCTTTTAATGATTTAAGATTTAAGTATGCTTCTTTAATACGAGTACCAACCCTATCAAACCATTCACCACCTTCGTTGATATGACGTAACATAGCTTTAGCTGAAGTTAGATGTTTATTTGGAAATAAATACCTTTCACCATTTGAACACTCAACAAAAAGTTTATTAATATTTCTTGCGCGTGATCCGTGTACTTCAGGATTAATTTTACATGAGTGTTCAACTACTAATCTAGCATTTGGCAATGTTAAATAAGAATGACTATTAGTACCGTTAAATCCTTCAGTTAATGATTTTTCTTCATTATGGCGTTTGATTATCTTACTAAATTGTTTAGGTGTATTCTCTTT